CGGGCAACACCCATAATATTGTCATCACCATAGGTCATAAGACTGACAGATTCCTTGAATTCTGTCAAGTCATTACCAGCCAAAGCCCATGAGTACCTAACGTACAAGGCATTGACAAGACCATTGATAATAACAGTAAGTGGATGGCCCGAAGGGTTGGAACCCCAAAACTCTACCAAATCGCCGTTAAAGTCTGTTAATGGAAAAGCTGTATCATAAGCTATCCCTTGGACAATTTGGCGATCCTTTTCCGAACGACCAGCTGCTTTAAGTATGTTGTCGATAACGGAAAATGCAGCTAGGATCCACTGCGCACTCATCTTCTTGTCGAATTTTGAGTAGTCACCAGCAATAATACGATCTTTGCCGAATTTGGTCAGGTAATGATAAATCTGATCCCATTCAGCAGAAGTGGCATTAGTTCCTGGTGCTGTCTCGAAGATGTACTTGTTATTCTGCATAACTCGAACAAGAGAGAGAAGGTACTTACGTACCACAAAACACCACTCACCAGGTCCTCCTGAGAACACTCTTGTAGCCTTGGACTCAATTTTGCTAAATTTAATTGGTTCATCTTTAAGGTGACCAATAAAAATTGGCATATAGCGAGTTCCCTGCTCATAGGTGTCAATAATTCCATCAACTCGTTCATAGAACTTGTCATGGAAGACGACATAGTCATCCCACACATCATGTTTTCCCATATAAGTCAAGTAATGAAACTTCTTTTCTCGATACGGGAAACCCATAGATGTCCGACGATTCATCTTATCGATAAATTTAGTGCCGGGGTATCCATTGAGAGTGGTATCATTATCCAAAAGAATAATCTCCTCTAGTTGATCGCTAGGTAAGCGGTCAAGGATATCTTTGGAAAACGATTCAATACACTCATCTAAGAGGGATTGACGGACGTTAAAGACCTGATCGGCGACATCCATTGCTGCACGTCGCCATGGTGCCCAGCCTTTCATAACTGGTGGACCCGTGGAAATAGTGTAACCACGTTTTGTACACTCATCCGCAATATAAGTTTTAGTAACTTTAGAACGGTGAGCAGCTCTAAAACCAGGTAAAGAGCCATAAACATTGGCTACTCCAGTCTCCATGTAACGGAATACACTCTTCCGATGTAGAGGTTGCAACTGAATAGGAGCACCTTTCTTATCGGTCAGATCTGGAGCACCGGACTGGACGAAGGTAATCTTCAAGAAATCCACGGCTTTATCAGCAATTTCTCTTGTAAGAGATACAGCCGAAATTTTACGTGAAGTTCCACCAGTTTGGTGTAATCCCAGTATAGTGGGGCCAGATGGTGCAAAGCCCAACACGGCTGATCCACACATTCCCTTCTCTGTATCTTGATCTACAGTAGCTCCCCACGATGGGAAACCCCTCTCAAGCTCATATACATAAGAATCAGGATTGTATGTAATAGCACGTAAGACATTAGTCTCATCTAGCCCCTCCTCATTCCGTCCACACAGGACTCCATTACAGATGGTTCTAAAAGATTCACCTGGGAGGAGCCCGAGTAGGTTTTTACGGGGTGGCGCACAGCCTATGCGAAAAAACGCTAGGTCGCGATCTGGGCGCCTATACACATCTTTTTTGCCGATAAAGATGGTAAAGTTACTAGAAACGCCAATAGTACGTTTCTGCATCACAACATCTAACTCAAAATCTGAGTCTGGCAAATTGTGATTATTGGTGACATATAATATGCCACCAAGTCCCAAAAGTCGCATCTTTCGGGATTTCGGTCCATTCTTCTCGTATCTTGCAGTTGCAAAGACACAATTTCTAAAGACCGCTTCCCCTACTTCTTCCATTTTTCGGGGTTTCCAGGAACGAGATAACGTACCAACATCAAAAACTGATGGCTCGTAATCGTCCCGGAACCAGGGGTTAGGTTTCTCATCCTTTGCCGTAGGTCGTTCTCCTTCATCAGCACTTGATTGAAGTGAAAGTTT